ACCTGCTTGTTCTATTTTTTGGCAGTATCTGCAACCTTCATCACTGGTCATGTAGGGCAAAGGCTGAGGCCATTCTCCACGCAACATGGTATTTCTTTGATCGATTTTTTCAGGGGTGTTATGAAAATTTTCAAAATTAGCAAGTGGTATATGATGCCTCCCGACTCGGTGGCAAGAAGAAGTAGTGCCGTCATTGAGAAATATAGTGCTCCATGTCCATTTTAGCTGACAAGCTGTGGTAGTTTTTATAGGGAACAACTTCAATCTTTTATCCAATCCAAAAAGTGTTTAGGAAAGATGTCCAAAAATTTTGATTGGCGCTTTGCAAATTCTCCAAGGAAAGATTTCAAATCACTGATTGAATCAGGAGTAGCTACGGTATCAAAAGACTCGATCAACAATTTTTGTAGTTTTTCTGGAAATATTGATAAATGGTCAATAATATACTTCTTGGTACCCTCATCGATGACATGAGGAGACAAAAATTTAGGGTCGTTACAAATACCCCAGGATATTTTTCTGTTTCCGGCCCATCTAAAAAATTCTGGTAATCCAAATAGAGTAAGGTTACTCACGGTAGAGTTGAAACTATATTTTATTTCTAATTCGTCCAAGATATCGATGTTCTGACAGAATCTTTTCCAAGTATTACCGTTACGATTGAACTCGTAAAAATGCTCGATGTTTTCGACACTGACCACAATTTCCAGATTTGATCTTTTTATTTTTTTGCATTCTTGTCTAAATCTTGAAGGATCTACACCTAACCCGCTCCATACAAAAGTATGTACCGCTGGGTCCAACGAATCCACCAATGATTGTAGAGAAAGATTCAAGAAGGGTTCTCCACCTGTTATAGTCACTTCTTTGAGATTTTTTTTATCTAGTTTGTAAATTTCTTCTAGTATGAAATTCCTTCTCTGAGAATTAGCTATTTCTTTTTGACTCAATTTGATCAATATCTTGTCCATTGCATTGATCAGATAACGATCATCAGAGGTGTTGACTTGATACGGACCATGATTCATGATATCCCTGGCCCAACTAGAACTGTATTGCTTACAACAATATACACAGGACATGTTACAGTCGTTGCCCAACAATATATGGAGCGTTTCGACATCTGAATTCAGATTTTGATGGGCAAGATGATTGCTTTTCATCAATGTACGGCGGCTTGGTAATCCTAGATCTTCAGCATTCCAACAAGTCTGGGCACAGCTCGAAACTGGAATATTTTGCAACATATCAGATCTTTCCTGTTGCAATTTGGGAGAATTGAACAGTTGGCCAGGATTATCGACCAACCATTTTACGTCGATATTTTCAGGACTGGCTGCACAACAACTTAGAGTCTGTGATCTATCAACATCGACTGACAACCACCAAAATTTTTGTGAGCAATAATAATTTCGTTTCTGATCATCAGTACTCATCAACATTCTCTTCGTAATCATCGACATCTTCATCAACGTCCTCAGTGAATTGAAGAAGAGCACGTTTGATTTCAGGATCTCCTTTGAAATTAGATTTTATTTCCTCGATATCGATATCGTTATCGATCAAAATGTTTACGACAGTATCTGCGGCTTCATCTCGATCTACCGAACTGATATAACGTTTGAGTTCGCTCCACAACTCACTGGCTAATGCTGCTGGCATAATTATTCCTCCTCGGCGGCTTCGGCTGTACTTACCTCTGCCTTCTGATTTCGAAAGTCGGCCATAACCTTGTCAAGACAGCCATCTTCATTAGATTCCCAGGCCTTGCGAAAATGTTTGATGATCTCTCCTTGCGATGTCACGAACATTAGTTTATTGCCATCCTTTTTGAGTAAACCTTTCTTTTCGCTAAGATCTACCAGACCAGAATAAGGATTCATACCGGTCTCATAAGGGATCTTGACTTGCACACCTTCGAAGGGTTTGGCATAGCGTGTTTTCATTACTTTGCAAGCACTACGGATGCCCATGACATCCGAGATCTTGTTACCGTCCTCGTCTTCTTTGAGTTTGAGCTTGCGCATGGCCACCACGATGCTGGAAGCATAGATGAAACCCTGGCCGCCCGAGATCTTATCATCTGGATCGAACATGTCCTGGCTGGCGTAGGTATGGTTGGTACATACCATGCCCACATTGTAGTTGCCGAACATGTTCACGCAGTTACGAACCAAGGCAGTGAGACTTTTGGCCTTACGACCTAGATCGCCTTTCATGTCGCCAGCTTCGAACTGATTCACGTCTGTGGGCGTGAGTAACATGCCCACCGAATCTATCACAAACATGACTTTGGGTCGTTCATCTGCAGGCAGACCTTTGTAATCAGCCATAAAGGTGCTGATGGTTTTGGCTACGTCGTCGATCATGGCCATACTCAATTTTAGCAATTTCTTTTCGTCTGTGTCCACACCCAATGCATGTAACCATGCTTCGTCTAGAGCATTTTCTGTGTCAATCAATACCACAAAAATACCTTGCTCTTGTGCGTGCCGGACGATATTACCAGAGCAGATATAACTCTTGCCCGCACCGGATTCCCCGGCGAACACAGTAACCTTACCTAGAGGAACACCCTTGTTGAAATCACCAGAGATGAGATAGTTCAGTGCATAATTGCCTGTAGAGATCCAGTCTGTAGGATCGTTGAATCCGATAGAAAGTCCATCGATAGACTTGGTAATTTCCTTACGGAATTTGCTTACGTCAAAGGGTTTCCCCATTATTTTCTCCTATTGATCTTGTATGAAATTTACTAAAAGTTTGCTGAAGGTATCTGTAATAGATAGATTATTTCTACGGGCGAACTCATGAACAAAATATCTAAAGTCTTTTTGCAGATTTTCATCTGGTAATATATCTTTATCTAGTGCTGTCAATAGACGGTCTATAGGACTAGATAACGGATCGTGTTCATTGATTTCGTTTTGGATTTTCCACTCCATTATATCAGAACTGTAAAAATTTTTTATGTGTTCTGGCAGGATGTTTATGCTTTGAAAATTAGGCCATTTGACAAGAAAAGCATCATAATTTACTCTGCCTGGATACTGATTTTGTATTTTTCTGACCCAAGACAACAAATCCGTAAATCCATCTAATGATAAAATGTTGATCGTACCTATAAATGCAATGGGAATATCAGTCTGATCCAGTATGTGCGATACATTTTCTTCGAACTGATTCCATTTCAGTCCTTTGCGAGTAAATTCGGCTTTACGATCTGTTCCGTCGATGCTGGCTATGATTTTTACCGAAGCAAATTGATTTCTATTGTGCAAAAATTTCATCAATCTATCAAGATAACTCAAATTAGTCACAATTTGAATTTCGATGTGTCTTACATCGTGATCTTGAAGCATATCAAGAAAGTCCCAAAATCCAGGATTGATTGTAGGCTCACCACCAAGAAATCTCAAATAATGAATCTGACTAAGATTTTGTACAATCATTTGTTTCGTTGATTCGAGCAATTGGGTTTTTTGGATTTCATTCAACCTATCTTTTTTGCCCAACCTCTGATAAGTTTTTTTAGGATCATTTTTGATCTTGATGTATGGTCCATTTTGTATGAGATCCGTGCTCCATGAGGTACTCTGCGTGGGATCGCAATATGAGCACACAAAATTACACAGATTATCAAACATGATAGTAATCATTTTCGGAACTACAGTATCAGAAAGATCTAATGCTGTAAAATCCTGATCTCGATACAAGTAACTGGTAGCAATTCTGTGGCTAACAGCATCAGAATTTTGATTTTCTATATCCCAACAAGAACTACATTTTGACGGCTGCATACCTTGTAACATCTGTCGTCGTTGATCTATTTTTTCTTGCGTATTATGCACAGCCAAAACATTCGTCTGTATCATATCAAAATCAATAGGCCCAGGCTCTGGTAATTGACAGCTAGATGTTACTCCTGTGTGAAGATAGATATCTGTTGTCAACCATTTTGCAGCACAAAATGTAGGACTAATAGTATCTAATTTTTCGATCTTGAATTTTCGATATTGCGGATTCATATGGTGGTTATTGAGGACCAATGGTCCTCAATAATTTCATATCAAAATTACTTTTGTTGACGAGCACGAATCATCGCAAGGATGTCTTGTGCATTACCGCCAGCTGGCTTAGCCACAGGTGCAGTGGGTGTGGTCACTTCATCCTCATCGTCAAACGAGCTTGTAGAAACAGGCGCCGACTTTGCCACCGGAGCAGGTGCGGCTTCCTCGGCAGCACTCGCAGAGCCACCTGTGGAAGAACCGGCCGGAGCCGCTACGCCTGCTGGGCGGAAGTAAGCACCCCAACGGTCGGGATCGTAAGGTTGACCATCAACTGAAGCTTCGAACATTTCTTTCATCACTTTCAGTTCGGCCTCACTTGGTTTCTTAGGAAGGAAGTCAGAGAGAGTAAACAAGCCATGAGCCTCGATCGCGGCCTGCTCTGATTCGGTCAATGCTGATTCCTTACGAGCCCATTTGGAGGTTGAGTAGTCTGCATATCCGCCCTTGGAGGTTTTGGTGATACGGAAGTCCAGACCACGCATCAAGTCTGTTGGCAACTCTTCCAGTTCTGGATCCATGAGTGCTGACTTGATTGTTTGGAAAATCTGAGGACCGATGATGAATCGGCGGATAGGATTTTCCGGTGTCTTGTCATCTGCGAGAGGGTTCTCGCGGACAAATCCCTGCATGATGTAACTACGCTTTTTCCAATACTTACGACCCATGTCTTCAAGGCTCTTGTCTTTGAACCAGGTCCTGACTTCTGCGAGGATAGGGCAAGATTCACCCCACATCTCCACACAGGGTACCTGTACCTGTACCTGCTTGGAGTCCATCTCGCCTTTGATGCCGTTGAAGGGCAGTTTGATCATGGCGCGTTCTACCCAGAAGAATGTGTTTTTTGGGTCACCGTCAGGCAAGAAACGGAGCACTGCGGAGTGTCCTTCTTCCATGTTCCAGTGGGGGTAGATCGCAT